CGCCGGCCATCACAAGATCGTCGACCTCCTCGAGGAGGTGTACACACCGCAACGGATCCGCTCGATCAAGATGTCGCCCGAGGTGCAACGTCAGTTCATCCAGAATTTCGAAAGCCTCTCGCACTCGAGGCAAATCCTGTTTAATAAAATGCTCGCGTATATGGTCGAGCGCCAGGGCGCCCCACCGTTAAAGCTCGACCACACCTCTCCGCGCGCCTCTCATTCTCGCCGGCGTGCCGCGCAATGATCCTTGCCGTGTGTTTTTTGACCGCCGCGTTGGTAGAGATCAGCCCCGTTGTGATCGACGAGTCTCGGCCCCCCGGCTTTGGCTTCGGGAGTATCCTGATCATGGCGCGCAACCGTCGGCCTCGAGCAGCAAAGGTGATCCCATTGCCCCCCCGCCCCGAAGCGCCGCACGCCTTACGGGATCGGCTCGCGACCATGCGCGATCGGTTCTTTGAGCGATTGCCCGCCGAGCACCGGCAGGCGTACCGCGACATCCGCGCGATCGAGGATCAAGTCGCCGCCGGCGAGGGCGGCCACCATCCGCGATCCGTCTCATTAGCCCTCGAATGGATGCGGTTCTGCGACGAGCCGCCCGATTGGAAAGCCCCCACCCGCCGCGATCGGCGTGTCGGCGACCGCCGATCCGATGCGTCCTGAAACGTTTCGCCACGTGCTCGGCGAGACGTTTGTACGCACGAGCGGCGAGATCGTGCTCACGCTCGGGCCTCGACGGTATGACCGGTTTCGGCTCGGCGAGATCGGGATCCCGCAAATCAAGGCCGCGCGTACGCTCGATCTCGTGTTGCAACGGCTCGCAATCAAAAGCCCCGAGGCCCTCGCCGATCGGATCGACGAATTGACCAGCCTCGAAGGCGTCGGGCATGCGGCGTTTTATGCGGCCCTCGCCGTGCTCGCGGATTGCGACCGGGAAGGCCGCGCCCTCGAGGAATACACCAGGGCGGCGAAGGGCAAGATCGCCGGGCATGATTTTGTGATGTTCTCGACGTTGAAAGCGCGCGCGCGGTCGTTGCGCGCCAAACATAGCCGCCCGAGGCGGCGCGCACGATGACGGGTTGCTTAGCGCCGGGAGGATTTACCCCGGCGTCTCGGCCGGTTCCAATAGGGACTTTTGCACTTTGGGCACACGGCCGGCTCGAAGTTTTCCGTTTTCGGGATCCACTCGTGACCGCACCGCTCGCACCGCCACCCCTGCCGGGTAATCGGAATTTTCGCCACCGAAGGGCGCGATCGTTTCATGCGTCGCATAAGTACACAATATCCCTTCGAAAGGTATCCCGGCGAAAGGAAACCAGAAAGACCATACAATAACAGGAGAGAGAGCATGAATCGCGCACAGTTGAAACAGTACGCCGCCGCCGGCGTCAAAGCCCGCTTACATGAGATACAACGCGAGCTAGCGTTTCTCGCGCGCGAGTTCCCCGACCTTGTGCGCAACGCCGACGGCTCGATCCCCGCCGTGTTGCCGATCGTGGCAAAGAAAGCCGCGCGAGCGAGCCGGCCGGCCGGCTCGAATCGCCTCGACCAGATCCGCGCGTTTCTGGCGACCCATGGCGGCGCGAGCAGCACGGAGATCCGCCGGCACGTCGGCTTGGCGCCCAAAACCAATATCGCCGGGTACCTCGAGAGCCTCGGCGCGATCCGCGACACCGGCGAGAAAAATCGATCGATCTGGCGCCTCGCCGGCGGCAATGGCTTGAAGCAACGCACGCGCGGCGCGGCGTTGCTCGCGCATTTCGATACCGACACGCCGCGACCGGTGCCCGAGGCGTATCCGGGGCAATCGGCCAGCTTGATGATCCGTAACGGGTATCTCAAGAAAGCGAAGGGCGGCGGGTACCTTCGCACCGATAAAGAGTTTTCGATCAATGGATGACCTGATCCGCCAGTTGACCGCCGAGGATCTCGCCGCGCTCGAGGCCTCGGCGCGCGGTGCCGATCCGGTCGAGGTGTCGGCCCTCACTCTGCGATCCCTGTTGAATGAAATCGCGTTCAATCGACAGCGCGCCGGCGCCGGCGTGCTCGAAATCACCTCGCTTGTATCCCTGAAGGATGGCAAGCCGTACCTTACGCTCGAGTTTGGCGCGGTGCGGATCCAATTGAGCGCAGACGAAGCGATCGCGCATGCCGGCCGGATCCTCGAGGTCGCGGCCGGCGCCTCGGCCGATGCGTTTCTCGTGGCGTTTCTCCGCGGGAAGATCGGCATTTCTGATCAACAAACGATCGGCGCCTTGCTGCAAGATTTCCGCGCGTATCGAGACGGCAATGAGGCGGCCGAGTGAGACCTTATGGCAATCGGGCCCGGTAAATACGATGAGGCATGTACGCGCGTCCGGCTCGAGACCGGCGCGGAGGGTGTCCTGTTGATCGTGCTCGGCGGCGACAAAGGATCCGGCTTTGCGTGTCAGGCCACCGGCGAGATCACGATCCGCCTCCCCGAGATCCTCGAGGCGGTCGCGCAACAAATCCGCCACGGTGGGATAGCCGGGAACAATTGATCATGCTGCATACCACGATCCGCGCGTGTTGCCTTGTGCTCAATGCCGGCTTGGCGATCTTGAATGCCGTCGGCGCCGTCAGGGCCTTCGCGCGCGGCGACTCGCTCTTGTTTGAAACTATCGGCGCCACGATCGCGGCGCTTGGCGTGTTTCTGATCGTGGCATGGGAGCGCCACGCCGCGCACCTCCGGCGGCAAATCGAGGCCAATATCGCCATGATCGATCGCGTGCACCGGAGCGTGAAAGACGATCTCGACCTTCGCGGCCTCGAGGCCGGCCAGGTTCAATGATCCTCCGCCTCGTGGATTTCCTCTTGCGCCCGTGGCGCGATTGCCCGCGAGGGACTCGCCACGATTGGCAACAAATCGAATATTGGATCGATGAGTGTCAGCGGTGCCACGTGTGCCGCGTACGGGTACCGCTATGACCATGTGGGATCAAATCACCGACGGGCAACGCGAAACGATCATCCGCGGCGCGATCGGCGCGCTCGAGCAATCGCACGTGCCCGAGCATCTTCGCGAGGGGCTCATTCGATATCTTGCCGACGGCATTTTGCCGGGCGGGTTTCTGCAAGCCGTGCTTTGTAACAATCTCCGCGAGGCCATTGTGAGAGGGGATCCGTTTGCGCTCGCCGGCCTCCCGGCCCTCGTCGAGTATCTTCGCGGCGAGTTCCCGCTCATCGCATGGGGATCGAAAGAAAGAGTACTCGCATGGACGACCACGCCAAGCCGCTTGGAAATGTAGAGAGGTAGAAAACATGGTCAAAGCCTCTGCCCGATTGAAAGACGGCCGCCATTTGATCGTGATCGGCTTATCGGCGGAAAATATTCGGCGCTTGCAGAATGGGGATCCGATTTATTTCGACGTGCAGACGTTGAAGATCCCCGCGGATCAAACTGTCGGACACGTGACCATTTTTGCCGGCGAGACCGAGACCGAGTTAACGCGCACGCTCAAATCACTGATCGGCCCGGTGACCGAGGTTGTGACGGTGCCGAAGGGTGATCCGCGTCCGACCTAGATCAACAAACTCAAAATCCAACTTGCGAGCCCGAGCGCGATCAGGTTCACGCGCGCCGATACGCCGATCGTCGCCAGGATAAACGACAGCAACGCGATCAACAGGAGGATCAGTCTTAGAGTTTCCATTTCATCCTTCGTTTCTTCGGTGTCGGTTTCACGGTGTCGGGCTCGCGGCCGGCGGCGAGCGGTGAGCCAAAGACGAGGTACCCGACGTTGCGATCCCGCCGGCCGGGCACCGTCCACACCGCGCCGGCGGCGAGGTCGCCCTCGAGCCGGGCGCCGGTCACCGGCTCGATCGCGAGCACGTGGCACCCGCGAAGGGCGCCGCTTGTCACCCGCCGCGGCCCGACCTCCTCGGTGCTATTCACGCCGCACAGGACCGAGACGAATTGCCCGCCCGGCCCGAGCGCGGCGTAATTCTTGTTGAGGTCGCCTTTCACCGCGTCGCCGTCGCCTTCCCAAAAGCCGATCCCGATTTCCTCGGGCAAGGGCAACGGATGATCGTTTCGGCCGTTATTCACGACCCGCCAGTTTTCGAGGTCGGCCGGGCACAGGGCTTGCGCCAGGCGTACGGCGCGAATGATCGGATCGGCCTCGGGCACCTCGTAGAGGTTTGCCGGCCGCCCGACCGCGGGGTTGGGTACCCCTTTCGTGCCGGCGCCGAGGTGCACGACGTAGAAGGGCGCCCCGGCCATATGCGCGAGGAACGCCTTGATCGCGTGCTGGAGCGGCGAGTTAAAGCCGTCGACGGATTGCACCGGCGGCCCCTCTTGATCACTCGCCGGCCAGGGCTCGTATTGCTCGAAGTCGTAACACTGCCGGACCTTGCGCCAGTCGCGATCCCCGTCTTTGCGATCGGTGTGATTCGGAAAGACCATCGGCCCGCCGACCTCGCGCATAAGCTCTTTCATCCGATCGCGCCCGTCACTGTCGCCGGTCGGTTTCGGTCTCGAGAGCGCGATCAATACGTCGGGCATCGACGCGCGTAAGAGTTGCCCGAGGGCCACGAGGTCGGCCTCGGTGATCTTGCCGTGAGCGTCGGCCTCGTTGCAGGCCTCGAGGTACGCCAGCCAGGCGCGGCGCGAGGTGCACACATTCGCGATCCGGCGGCCGATCGCGAGCGGATCGTTATGCCCGCCGCCGACGCATGCGATCGCCGTCCGCATCCCGCGAGTCGCGATCGCCTCGAGCGTGCCGGCGAGCATCTCCTCGTAATCGGGCCAAGTCGCGTCGATATTGGTTCCCGGCGGCGTTTGCGTATCCCAATCGGTCACGTCACCGAGGATCCGCACGAAGTCGACGCGCTCGGCCGCCCAGTCAAGATTTTTGAACAGCCGATCGCGCTCGAATTTGAATCCTGAGACCGCCCAAAACAGCGAGACCCCGAGCAAGCGCCGGCGGCCGCCGTCATCGCGCACGCCGCGGCCCTCGGGTCGTAACAGGCCGGCCGGTTGCGGGCGCACCGGCGCCGGCGCGACATCGAGCAATAACAGATTGGTCGCCATGTCACGGTACCAGCGGGTACGCGCGTACCACGCCGTCGAGGTCATAGAAGATCGCGCGCATGCCGTCGGGGCTCGGTTGCCAGCTTTCCCAGGCGCCGCCGGCCGCACTCACCGGGCGCGTTTCGATCTTGCCGTCGGGGTTGATGCTGACGATCGTCTCGGTCTGATCCTTCGGATGGTAGGTGTTGAAATGCCCGGCCTTGCCCGGCGCCGGGAATGAGTACTTCATCGAAATGCAAAAGTTGTCCTCGGTTGCCATGCTTACACCTCGTCGATCAGGTGATCAGGAATCACATAGGCTTTCGGTTTGAGTTCCCCGATCACGCCGGCCGCATCGCAGCGAAACGATCCATAGCGGTGCTCGCGCTGGTCGGGATCGGTGCCATCCAACATCTGGAAGTCGTAGGCCTCACGCGCGCCGGCGGCCTCGATCGAGAGCCATTCCTTCCGCATGACGGCGGCCTGTTGCTCTTCGGTGAAGCCGGTGGTATTGGCCCAGCCGAATTCGGTCACGATGAACGGCCGGCCCGCGCACGCGGCCCGCGCGGCGGCCCATTCCTCCTCGCGGGTCGCAAAGCCATCATGGGGAAAGGGGCCGTAGGTGTGCAGCGAGATCCCTCGGAGCCCGCGCCGCGGCCAGCCGCCGCCGGCGTCGCGCACCGCCTCGAGCCAGCGCAGCGAATCGCGATCGGTATTGCTGAGACCGGGCGCCCAAAGCTCGACATCGTTTTCGTACGCCGCGGCGCACGCCTCATCGAGCAAGCGCCGGAATACGCCGGGGAGGTGATCGCCGTCGGGCTCATTCCAGAATTCCGCGCGCTTGCCGGCGAGGAGTCGTACGCGCGCGGCCTCCCAAACCGTTGTTAATGTGCGAAAGCCGGCGGCCTCGGCCTCGGCGATTTGCTCGAGCATGATCGCGGTCGTGCAGTTCTGCCCGTCGATCCGCGCCAGGCGATAGCCGACCGCATGCGCGCGCGTGAGGTAGTCGCCGCCGATGACATACCCGAAATGGGTATTGAGCCCGACCCCCATGGGCGGCCCGAAGATCAGGCGCGCGAGCCACTCGCACAACCGAAAGCGCCGCATCGCGTCGACCGTTATCGCACCGGCCGCCGGCCGGCGGAAGTTTTCAGTACAAAAACCCCCCACTTGACGCGAGAATACACCTATGATACACTCGTGTCTTGCGTGAATATCCACGCAATAACAGGAGAGCGCGCGTAAATGATCCGACGATTCAGCTTCCCCATTGTTTTCTGTTTCCTCCTCGCCGCATGCGGCAGTAAGAGCAATCCCGCCGCACCCACACCGCCGACGAGCACGCCCCCGACCACGCCGACCACGCCGACGCTGCAATCGGTGAGTTTAGCGGCGGCGTTGAGTTCGCTCCGACAAGCGGGCGCGACTGCGCAGATCACCGCAACGGGCACGTTCTCGAATGGGACAACGCAAAACGTCACGCCCACGTGTGCGGGGTGGGCCTCGGATAATCCGTTCGCGTTGAGCGTGAGCGGGTCCGGCCTCTTGACCGCGCACAATTCCGGCCAGGCGACGATCACCACGACGTGTCAAAACGTATTCGCGCGCGGCCTCGTCACCCTCAATCTCATCCCGGCGCAAGTGTGGACGCACTCAGGCGTTGGCAATACCGTGTTTGAAATGCCGACCTATGTCTCGCGCGTGCACGTGGTCGGCGTCTACACGGGCGATGGTTCAAATTTCGTGATCCGGGTCGGCGGCCGGTTGCTCGTCAACGAGATCATCGGGCGGCGGCATGAGAGCACGCGGTACGAAGGCGTACACCTCACGAGCGGCGGGACCGTCGAGGTCACGATTTCTAACGGCGTGCAATGGACCTTAACCGAGGTGCGCTAAGGTTTTGATTTTGCCGGGTCGTTCAAACGGTAGGACGCTGGCCCTTGGAGTCAGTTATGCGGGTTCGAATCCCGCCCCGGTGGTTTAGGTAATACACGTATGCTATACCTATGTCTCGCGCGAGTTATATCCCGCGCGACAGAAAGGGGAGGGCTCGACCATGGCCTCGGCGTATCAAATGCGCAATATCGACGCGAGCTTGTGGCGCCACGTCAAGGCCCGCGCGGCCGCCGACGGGCGCCCGATCAAGTGGATCATCATGCGGTTGCTCGCGTTGTACGCGGGCGGGCAAGTTGACATAAACATGATCCCGACGATCCCCACGAAAGGCGGCCGGTGATCCATGGGGATCCTGTTTCGTCCCGACCGGCCGAAATTCTGGTATCTCCGCAACGAGGTCACCGGCGAAAAGATTCGTACCGATATCGTGGTCGGTGACACGCCGCAAGCGCGGAAGGATTCGAAGATCCTCGCGACCGCGGCCTATCACAAACTCATGGGTACGACGGGCGCCGAGCGGCACGGCGTCGCCAAGCGCGCGCCGATCCGCTTTGCCGCGTTTGCCACGTGGTACGCCGAGAACGTCATCGCGCACCGCGAGGGCGCCGCGCGCGACCTCGGCATCCTCCGCCGGCACCTCATGAAATTTTTCGGGCGGATGCAGCTACACGAGATCCGCGCCTCGCACCTCGCCGACTATGCCACGTGGCGCAAGCATGCCCCGACCGTCATCGAGCATTTCGGCGGGCCCGCCGGCAAGCGGCGCACACTCAAGGCCCCGTGCCATAACACGATCAATCGGGAGACCGATGTTTTGAAACAGATTCTCGCCGGCGCGGTGCCCGAGCACCTCGAGGCCTCACCGCTCGTCGGGGTGGCGAAACTCAAAACGACCGATCGGCCGATCGTGCGGCGCCGCATGACCGAGCCCGAGCACGATCGGATCCTCGCCAAGCTCGCGACCCCGTGGGATCGGGCGATCTGGCTGATCATGGCGCACACCCTCGCGCGCCTCTCGAGCGTGCTCGATCTCAAGAAAACCGATCACGAGGTCGACCCCGCGACCGGCCGGCATACGCTCACGTTCAGCAAGCCGAAAGGCGGCAAGCCCTACACCGTGCCGGCCACGCAAGAGATCGTGCACGCGCTCGAGGCCTTGCCGGTGACCGCCGGCGAGTACCTGTTTCCGCAACGCCGCGGCGGCGAGACCGCGCATACCCGGCGCACCGGCCTTGCCCATGCCATTCAACGCGCGGCCCAGGCCGCCGGCGTCCGGTGGGGCCGAGCGAAGGGCGGCAATACGATCCATTGGGGCACGCGCTCGAGCGGCGTTACCCGCATGCTCGAGCAGGGCGGCGAAGGCGTGATCGGCGCGGTGGTCAAAATGGGAGGGTGGGCCAATTCCGACATGGTGCTCGAGATTTACAATCAGACGCACGACAGCCACTTGATCGACATCGTGCGCCGGCAAGATCGGGCCGATGCCGAAAAGGCCCGCCGGGCTCGCCAGGATGGCCCAGGACAGGCGATCGCCGAGGCGGTCAAGGGTCAGGCCGCCCCTTCGAAGCCGGCCGCGCGCCGCCAGCCGGCGAAATCCCGTGCCCCATTAGTGCCCCGGCTTGTCAAACGGCGCGTAAATGCTCAGTAAAGCCGCTCAAAAGCGCCGCGTTCGCAACGCGGAGGCCGCGAGTTCGAGCCTCGCGCCGTCCACCATCTAAAACCCGCGCAAATCTCAACAAAATCAACGGAATACGGCCGGATTCGCGAGGATCCGGCCGCCTCGCCGTACGGCTGGAAAGTGTGCAATGTCAGTACACGTCATTAAAAGTAAGTAAAAAATTTGCCCCATTAGTGCCCCGAGTCGGGAGTAACCTACTGGAAACCTAACCGCGAACCTGATAACCTAACCGCGAGGGGAATTGCCAGGGATGCCCCATTAGTGCCCCCGCGGTTGGGTTTCTCAGGAGAGGAGCGATCGACAATGACGACACGACAGCGAGGCCGCCAGTTCACAACCGAGAATGCCGTCGACATCGGCCGCGAGGGCGGGCTCGCGCGCACCGAAAAAAAAGCCGCCTCCTCGCGTGCAAACGGGGCAAAGGGCGGCCGGCCGCGGAAGCCGCTCGACTCGAGGCTGATCCATCCGGTCGCCGTGCCCGATGCGTTTTTGTGGGAACGGATCGAGGCCGCGCTCAGGGCTCGAGGGCCCCTTACGCTCGAGGCCTTGAAAGCCGAGGTCGCCGAGCACACCGGCCAGAACACCGATCGGCGGATCGACGCGGTGATCCTCACGGAGATCCGGCGCCGGCCCGAGCTTTTCAAGAAAACGCGCGCCGGCTTTGTCGCCCTCGGCGAGCCCACCGTGAAGCCGGCGCCGGCGGTGTGCGCATGGTGCGGCGGGCCCATGCCGGCCCCGACCCGCCGGCGCCAGTCGGCCCCATGGCGCGCGACCTATTGCCGGCGTTGGTGCGCACGTGCGGCCGAGCACGCGCGGTACTACCGCGAGGGCCCGCTTTCGAGGGTGAAACTATGAGTTACGGCGAGGGGAAAAAAAACAACGGATATGCGCGCGCGGCGCGCAATGTCCAGGCAAGCAAAACCGTGTGGATGGCGATCGCGGTGTCCTTCGCCGAGCGGCTCGAGCCCGGCTTGCTCGCCGAGGAGAGCAACGCGCTCGAGCGATTCTTGATCGACGAATGAGCGACCTTGCACGAAAACGGGATCGTGCCGCAAAAGCCGCGGCTCTGGAAGGCTCGCGCGCGATGAAACGCTACACCCGGAAGATCGGCCGGCGGTACTGGCAGATGTACCAAACCGGCTTTTTTTACCGCGCCGAGGCGCAAGCCCTCGCCGATACGCTGAGCCGGCGTATCGCGAGCGGGGATGAGCGGGTATGGTCCGGGGCCCGCGTGATCAAGCTCGGGGAGTACCGTTTCGCGGTGTATGTCAGTTAAGGCCGCCGGCGCCGGCCCGCCTCGAGCCGGCGCCCCTGATCGGTTCCCCCTTACGCCTTCGCTTTTTTCGCCGCCGGCGCCGCTGGAGGCGCGGCCGGTTGCTCTTCCGGCGTGCCCGCCGTAATGCCGACCGACACCGCTTGACCGGCGACGACCGACACCTCGAGCAAGCCCACGATCGGCGTTGTGCCCGCGCCGAGGTCGGCGTCGGCAGTGACGTTGACTTGGACCGGTGCGGTTGTGATCGGCCCGACCGCTTTCACGAGCGCGGACATGCCGTCAGCCGCCGGCGTCACGGTTGCGAAAGCGGGCTCAGACGAGGCCCATTCGGGGATCCCCTCGACCGGCGCGGGGTTGCCCTTCGCGTCGACCACGGCGATCGAGAGTTGACATTGCTGCGTTGCGGTGAGAATCAGCGCCATAAGACGTTTACTCCTTCGGTTGCTCAGCCACGGGGCCGATCGTGAATTCGATGCGCGGCCCGTCGGCCGTGGGATCCTCTAACAGGGCTTTAATCGCGGCGACCTCGGCCGCCATGTTTTCGATCAACGGACATTCGACCTCGACGGTAAGCGCCCCGATCGTGACGGTAAACATCGGCGTCCCTCAAAAGAGTTGCTTTGTTAGATCGGTCACGCCGCGCAGCGCGCGCAAGGCGCCGAGGCTCATCGCGGGATCGGTGATCTGAATCGAGTTCATTTCGAGGCCGAATTTTTCTCGCACCTCGGCGATCGAATCGGCGCGGACGTTGTTGTACCGATAATCGAGGCGCGCGGCCATGAGAAACACATTCCAATTGCTTTGGAAATTTGCGATTGAATCGGGGAGAATTTTCATCCCGTTGCTTGCGATCACGTTGTTCCGAAATGCCACGTTCGAGCACGAGCGGTACAAATAGGCGGCCGTCGCGCCCGACAGGTACGAATCCTCGATCACGGTATCGATCAGCGTCGTGATCCAAAGCCCCTCCTGTGTATTCCAGACGCCGAGTTGCGAGCAGCGACCGCCGATCATGCCCAGGCCGATCCCGTGATTCGGCGCGTTACAGCATTGGATATTGCGCAAGGTCGTATGCGTCCCGCCAAACCCGCCCCCGTTCCAGTTGTTGATCGTGGCGACGTTTTCGATCGTGGTCTCGAGACAATCATCGGTCACCGTGATCGCGGTGCCGCCGCCGTGGTGATGCCATTCGTGAGTCTCGCCGCGCGTGATGACGTTCTCGACACGCAACCGATTGACTTGGCACGAGGCGGTACCCACCATGACGAGCGGGGAGGCGACGAGCGTCGTATCGAATAGGGCGGTACGCACCGCCCGGTACCATTGGCACCCGTTCGCGTATTCGTGGCGCAAGCCGCTGAAATCGGTGTACTGCGTGCGAATTGAAATCGTCCCGTCGTATTGCTGGCCCACCTCGATCCCCTCGCCGAGCGGGCAAAACAAATGCGCGAGAACCGTCGGCGTGCCTTGTGTCGGGAGTTCATACGAAAAACAGCCCGGCACCTCGAGCACGACGGCGGGATCCGACACCTTTTCCATTAACGCCGGTTCCTCGAGCACAAACGTGGACTTATTGACCGGGTCGGTCACGCGGATCGGTTCCCAGGGATCGAGTTGCACGACCCGAAACGGATCGAACGGGCAAGGAAAGCGGTACACGTTGCCGCCGACCGGCGTCATATCGGCCGCCGGAACAAAGCGCGTGCCGCGAACGATCGCGCCCTCTTCGAAGATGATCCGAATCGGTGCCGATTCGGTGCCCTTGCACTTGAGATCGCCGCACCGCTCGCGGTAAATCCCCGGTGCGACGATCAGCGTATCGCCAGGCGTGAGCGCGTTGATCGCGGGTTGCAGCCCCGAGTCGATCGTAATGACCTTTCGTTGCATGGGGTTCCCCTCCTCACGGTACCAATTGGCCCGCCATGGTACAGCGCGTGCGGCCCTCTTGCGTCGAGGCAATCGCGACGCACATCGCGCGCAAGAGCGTTTCGATGCGCACCACGCCGGCGTCGAAATGGGCCTTTGTCGCTTCGGCGTCAGCCTGGCGCGCCTCGCCGGCCATCTTGATCAATTGCAACGTTTGCATTTGGCTCGCTTGCGCTTGCTCAATCGCGACAATACGCGCGGCCATGGACATCGTGACCACGTACACGAGAAAGAGCGCGATCACACTCGGGACGCCGAGAAAGACCGCGGCTTGTAACCAGGCGGGCAGCGATTGCAGTTGGATCGGGATCGGGGAGTTCGGCGTTGTCATCATCCCGACCCCTGATTTTCGAAGACCTTTGTCAGATCGTAGAAATCGAGGCGCACCGTACCGTCGGTCGGATCGACCTCGTGCCGCGTAAACCGGACCTCTTTGAGTTCCCACCCGCTCGCGCCGATCCCCTCGACGTGTGAGATCGCCGCGGTCGATCCCGGCTCGCGCTCGAGGCCGGAAAACGGCAACACGAGGGTACCGACCCGCCGCGGATCCTGATACCGCGCGAGCTTGCGCGCCATGACATCGGCGATCGTGGCGGCGCCTTGCGCGCTATTCGCCCGGCAACAATGCAATTCGAACCGCGGGGATTCGCGCTCTTGATCGTAGTTATCGATCGACGTTTGGCTTCGGGTTTCCTCGTTGCCGTACCAGCCCGTCCGCTCGCGCCCGGTGTAATCGCGCGAGTGCACATACGGCAAGATATTGAAAAAGGCGGTTTGCACTTGATCTTGAATCGCGAAGGAATCCGCGCGAATGCTGATAATGTCGGTGATCGCGACAAGGTCGCTCGAGGGCGCCACGGGCTCGCATGAGACGGTATCCTGGCCCTTGCGATTGAACGCCTGATCGAAATCCCCGCTCATGTGAAAACGCGCGAGCGCGTCGGTGGCGGTGACGAATTCCCCGCCGGCGCCGATGATCGTCGCGCCCACATAGCCGCCCTCGAGCCGGTCCTCGAGCGCCGCGACGACCGCATAATGGGAATCTTCGTCGACGAGCGGCAAGCCGGGGATATGGGGAAAGAGCGTGTCGGCCGCGGTCAGATAGGCGCCGCTTTCGTACGGCGTCTCGGGCGCGATCCAATTGTTCATAAAATGCAGGCGTTGCAGCACGATCGAGGTGATCAACGTACCCTCGCCGTCGCCGTTCTCCTCGATCCCGTCGACATCGACGAGCACCTTATCGGGGAGCGGTTCCACGCTCGTGAAAATCAACGTATACCGCCGGCCGTTGATGTCGACGTACTTCTCGGGATACAGCCAGCCGGTACGATCTGGCGCAAACCACGTCACGCCGTACTCGGCATCGGCGACCGCGGCGTACGTGGTCGCGGTTTCCCCCTCGACGTTCTCGAGGGTTTGCGGGACATAGATCGCGCCGACGCGCGCGCACGCATGCCGGGCGACGAGTAAGGCCTTTAAATTTTGGGCGGGACTGCCGACCGATAGATCGCCGACGTAGATCGCCTCCGCTTGTCCGGCCGCCGAGACCGCGATCAATTCACCGGCCGGGACATCGACGGCGGTCATCGTCACGAGATCATCGTCGACCGATTCACCCGGACTATCGCCCGACCCGACATCCCATTGCCGATCGAAGGTCGGCGCCCAATTGGAATAGAGCGATTCAAGTCGGATCACGCGGTACCCGTCCACGGCGCCCGCGTGCGGCGTCCATGAGATCGTGAGGTCGCGCTCGTAATCGCCGTACCGATCGGGATCGCGCGGGCGCGGCGTGATGATCGTCGCCCCGACACCCGGCAAACTAAAGAGCCCGTTGCCCAGATTCGCATACACGTAATAACTCAAATTGAGGCGGAAGCTCACATTCCAATCGCCGTCGGTGCCGACGTGCGTAAAATCCGCGCGCAGTGAACTGTCATCGTCGTACGTGGTCGCATTGCCCGGTAACTCGACGACCGCGAATTGCAGAAAATCGGCGCGGTGACTGCGATAGAGATAAATTTTCGTGGCGCTTCCGTCGGGCGTCCATGACGTACGGATCGTGCGATTCGTATTCGTGGTCGTCGCGCTCAGCGTGTCCGATTGATCGCTCTCGAGCCCGCCGACGACTTGCGACACTTTGTAGTACCGCGTGACGCCGGCGGTGATCCCACCCGCGACCGTGGTAATCGAAAACCCGCCCGGCTCGGCCGTCGGTTGCGCGTTGATCGTGACCGTCACGCCGAGCACCGGATCGGCGCCGCCGAGGCCGAGCGATCCGTAAATGATCGGCGCCGGCGTGTTGAGCGTTAACTCGGGACAATCGGGAAAATCTTCGACGGGGATCAGCGGTTGCCATGACTGCTGCGCCTTGCGCTTGCGACTAAATTTTTTCTTGAGCCAGTCGGCGCCGCGGAGTTCAAATTGCAGATTCGGCGGGAAGCCGTAATCGTTGACGAACCCGACCGCGGCCAGGCGCGCGAGCCCGAGCAGTCGCCGATCTTCATCGTCAATAAACCATTCCTCGAGCGGCCGATTCGTCAGGTACTTATTGGTCTCGTCCTCGAGCAGCGCGCGAAATTGCCGGTGCGTATCGGTGAAGATCGCGCCGAAGGTGAGATGCTCAATTTGCCCGTCGCGATCGGACAAGCCGCGCGCAATCGTCAAAAACCGCTCGACGTAGGGCGCTTTGTACCCGTCGTAATAGTCCGGCGGATCGTTGAGGTCGACCTCGGCGTACGGATGTCGGGTTTCGTCGCGTTGCGTGAGCGTGATCCACGTGAGCGGATGAGAAACCAAGCCATCGGTAAACGTCTGTTCGCCGGGCGTGGTGAAAGATAAGATCTCGCCCTCGCCCGACCCGCCGCCGCCGCCGCCCGGCAAGAAGACCGCCGCGCTCGCGGCGCTTTGCGCTGAGACGCTCATGGTCCACGTCGGATTGATGCCCGCCGCGGTCTCTTGGATCAACCACGCGGTCGCGCCCCGCATGTTGTTCCCGGCCCCGTACGGTCGCGTCGTTTGCGTAAATTCGGCCGGGGCGACGGAGTCCGTGCTCGCGCCATCCCCACCGAGGCCGGTCAGGATGAGGGCGCCATCGGCCGACGGCGTGACGGTGCCCGGCTGGATCGTGAGGCCGCTGAACTGGGACGCGCCGCTTTGTTGCGGCGAGTCATAGCTGCCGATGCCCGAGAAGGCGTAGACGGTGAACGCCGGGTACGTGGTCGACCCGCTTGCGGTAAACGTATGACTCGCGTTCGTCGTCGGGTTGAGCGTGTACAGGAAGCGATGCGTGGCGAAGTTGCCTCCCGATCCCCCGTGGTCGGGCAGGGGCGTATAGGTGTTGCCCTGGTTATCCGACCACGTGATCGGGTTGCCCGCGAAGTAGGACACGCTGATCACGATGAGCGTGGCGCCTGTAGTGTCAATCGCCGCCGTCGTGCCGCCATTTTGGCCGGGCGAGGCACTGACTTCGGCCAGGAGCTCAGGGGCGCCGCCGCCTTCGGCGATGGCCTGGTAGTAATACGTGGTGTTCGGCGTCAGGTCGACCAACAGTTCGGCGAACGCAAAGAATTCATCGCTGGCGATCTCGACCGGATCGGTTTCAAAGTCGAGGGCGTCGGGCGACAGGCCCCACACGAGATACGCGGTCACCGTCCCGCCATCCGCATCGACGCGGCCCCGGATCCGGCCTTGTCGCGAGCGGAGGTCGGTCGCCTCGAGGGTTTCGACTACGGTTGGCATTTACACACCGGGCCGAAGGCCGCGCCCGACCTCTTGAAATTGCAGCCGCTTGGAAAAGGTCTCGTGCGTTTGCCATTGCTCGGCGATCTCGGTCATCGTGTAGCGCACGAGATAGCACCGGGTTGGATCACCAGGGCCGGAGGGAATTAACAGCCAGGGACGCGCGCGCCCTTCTACGTCGTACCAATGCGCCTCGAGCGCGTCGCGCATGTCATCGGTGAGCAAAATATCCGCCTCTTGATTCCAGATCGTCGTCCCGCGCGCGTAGATCGTGCTTACGCCGAAGCTTGTCCGGTTTTCAATTTGCGGCTTGTCGGCATTGATGCGAAGGCCCCACCGCAAGTCGGGATCGAATTGCCGCAACGTCGAGCCAAACACGACTTGCCCGAGTTGAATATTTTGCGAATTGTTTTCAATCACCAGCCGCCAAAATTGGAAACCCTCGGCGGTGTACCCCGATTGCTCGGTGAGATTGAGCCAGGGATTTTGCGGCCAGCGACCGGTACCGGTGCCGAGCCAGGGCGGGATCGTAAAGGCCGCCGAAAATTCCGGGTTCGAAAAATCGCTTGTGCTATTCCCCTCGAGGCGCACGCTCGGCGCCGGCGAGCCGGGCGAGACCGATTCGGTCTCGTCAAAGGAATGGTGAATCAGGCCGGCGACCGCGATCGGTTGCGGCGCCGAGTAGGAAAAGATCCAGGCGCCCGACACGAGCCCGACCGCCGGCGAGCCCCCATCGGTCTCGTTGATCTTCGCGACCTTCGCCGGGTTGTCATCGACGAGCACCTCGGGCGCGTAATCGTCACCGCCCGAGAGCGAGGGCGAGGTGTCGTTTTCGATCTCGATGGTATCGGCGAGCCGCGCCACCTCGTCGGAGTAGTGCGTATAAATCGTGTTGAAGGCGGGCGCGGCCATCAGGGCACCCCGAGAATATCTTGCGCGTTGGTTCGCGAGCCGTTGACGTTATCCTCCCAGGTTTGCCGCACGATCGGTTCAATGTGCCGTTGTACGGTTTTCACGAGGTCGCCCTCGGAAAAGACGCCGTCAACATTGATCGTCATATGCACGACCACCGGCGGCGCGCTCGCGGTCGCCAAGCCGCGCCGGAGATCGGCCTCGGTGATCACCGCCTCGCGCCCGTGGAGAATCGCCGGCGTGCCGCTGCCGAAGTCGCGGATCCCGCCCGAGCCTTCGGCGAATTCCGGTACGTCAAACCCTTCCGGCCATTCGACCCTCGGCTTAATGACCGGATTCTTGATCCCGTCGAGCGCCTCGTTGACCCCGTCCGCGCCCTCCTCGGCCTTGCGGGGCAAGGTCACGCCGAGGAATCGCGCGAGGCCCTCGAGCACGCCGGCCAAACGGTCGACCGCGCCCTCGACTTTTTTCATCGTGGTTTCCATCGACGTGCCGAAAGTCAAACCCAGTTGCGTCATGTCATGGATGTTTTTTCCGTTCTCGTCAAAGACTTGCCCGGCATCCATGGCGACTTGGATCACCTCGCGCATGGCCTCGGGCACTTCGGCGCCGCTCGCCTTCGCGTCTTTGATGAAATCGCGCACGCTTTGGCCCATGCCCCGCATTTGCGCGTTGACCTCGACCCCGGCGCCGCGCAAGAGCTTGAAATCCGACACGAGTTGTTGCGCGCGCTCGTTGATCTTGGTTTGCTGGAAGGTTTTCCCCGCCTCCTCGAATTTGATCCCGTAGCGCCCGATCGCCTCCTCGATCGCGCCGTATTTCTTGGCTTGCTCGTCGAGCGCGTCATTCAACGCGTTGACCGCGTTCGCCGTGCCCTCGGTGGTCGTTTGCGTGAAGATATCGGCGAGCGCCTCCTCGATCGCCGGCGTGATCGAGGTCAGGCTCGCGAGCCCCTTCGCGGCCCCCTCGATCCCGCCTTGCAGCCCGGCGAAGCGTTCTTTCCCCGCCTCGAGGATCGCATTCAGATCGTTGAGCGCGATTTGATATTGCTCGGGGTTGCGCGCATCGAATACGCGTTGCACCGCATCGACATTGCCGGTCAGATCTTGGACGCGCGGGTTGAGCGTCTCGAGGCCGCCGGCCATGTCGAAAAAGGCCTCGCGTAAGCGGTTGGTTTCTTTGTGCGCCGCTTGCGCTTTCAGGGCTTGGATCCCCTTGACCACGCCAAACACGCCCGCGGCGACCGCGCCGTACACCGGGATGGCTTGCGCCGCCGTCATCCCGAAGCCGAAGGCGCCCGCGCCGCCCGCCGCCGCGGCCCCGCCCGTGCCGGCGCCGACATTGATCGCCGTGCCCTTGATCATCGGCACCGCGCCGGCGAGCGCCCCCGAGGCGGCCTTTTTCGAGACCCCGCCGAGGATGACATCGGCGAATTTCCCCGCCATGCCGGCGAGCTTGCTCATGAGCGGCCCGAGGAGGGCGTCGGCGATTTGCACGCCGATCGCTTTCAGCCCGCCGAGAAACCCGCCGCCCCCGATAAAGGCGTCGCGCAAGATGTCGGGGATCGACATGAAAGCCGCTTTGACATTGGCGGCCATTTCCTCGGTTACGGTGGTCGCGCGCTCGATCTCGATCGAGGCGCTTTTGACCGAGGGTACCAATTGGACCTTGATCGCGTTGCCGAGCGCGTCGGTTTGAATTTGCGCGGCGTTGAGTTCGTTGGAAAAGTCGCGCGTGTAGATCGTCCCGTCTTGCGCGACCTCGCCATAGGCGACAAAGGTTTTAGTGAGGCCGGCGAGCGAGGGGCCGGCGACCGCCTTCACGTCGAATCGTTGGATCGGGATCGTTTTGTTGTAAATCTCCGTCAGGATCGGCGGTACCTCGCGCCCGAGCTTGCGGTACGCCTCGATCGCGGCCCCGACATCATCATGGAGTTTTTTCGAGGCGGCCGCGGTGAGCTTGGTTATGTTTTCCGTCGAGCCAAGCGCCGTAATCGTGTCGTTGACGTTGGCAATGATCGCGCGGCCGAATAGCTGATCTTGAATCGCTTTCAGTTTCAGGCCCTTCTCGATCAACGGCTCGAGGGCCTTGTCGCTTCGCTCGAGGATCTCGAGGTACTCCTCGCCGTCGACCTCGAGGCCTTTCGGGATCGGCCGAAGGCCCGGCGTCGCGCGCTCGGGGAGTGTCGGCATGTTGCCGAGAAAATCCGCGGCCACGTCCTCGCCCCCTTGCGCGAGCTTGCGCATGAGGAGCCAGGGATTGAGCAGATCCCGCATGGCGACTTGGCTTTTTTTCGCCGCCAGGACGAGATTGCCGAGATAACTCGCAACCGTAATATCGGTATCTTTTTTGAATTTGTCCCAGGCCTCGCCGGCCTCGTCGAGGGCTTGCGCTTGCTCGGTCGACAAGAGCTTGACCGCTTTGGTCACCTCCTCGATGTTGCCTTGAATCGCCGGCGCAATCGTCAGCCATTGCTTGCCAAAAAGCGCCGTGCCGCGGTTCATCCGCTCGATCGGATCTTCGGTGGCGGCGACCGATTTCGCGATCTCGAGCCATTGCTGCTCAGGCTTCAAATTGCGAATTTGCGCAAAGTTGAGGCCCATATCCGCGAGGGCTTTTTGTCCCGCTTTGCTATCGAGATTTTTTTGCAGCATGCCGACCGAGTTCGCGAGTTGCTCGATCGACACGCCGCCCTTCATCCCGAGGGCCTCCATGCGTTGCAAGCCCTCGACGGTAACCCCGGTTGCCGCGCTTAGGTCGGTGAGCTTGCCGGCATAATCGAAGGCCGCTTTCCCGCTCGCGATCAACGCGCGCCCGACCTGCATCGCGATATCCGCAAACGCGGTGCCGACCGCCGTCCCGAGGGCGACCATTTTCGCGTTCATATCCGAGATCGGTTGATCGAGTCGGCCTTTCACTGCATCGGCGACCTTTTGCAATTCTTGCGGGGCTTTTTGCCCGAGGGCTTGGTACGCGCTCAATCCTTCCTGCAACGTCCGATTGACGGCTTTTAATTCGTTTTGCGTGAGGCGCGAGGCGCCGCCCATGGCCTCGAGGCCGCCGGCGGCGAGCTTGGCGCGCTCGGCGACGCGCTCTTGTGCTTTCGTGACCTGATCGAGCGTCGCTTTCATCGTGTCAAACGATTTGATCGCTTGATTCGCGAGCGGCGACGAGCCGAGCTTTTTCAAATCGGCATCGACACTTTTTGCTTTTTGCCCCACCGCGGCGAGCGCGTTTTGTATTTCCTGATCTTGCGCGCCGATGCGAACCAGTAACGAGGCAATCGCCATTTAGATCACCTTCGTAATATCCGGCAAGCGACTTTGAAAGCGGGCGAGGTGCGTATCGGCCGCCGGGCGCATGAAGGGATCCGCCGGCTGATCTTTGTTGCCGTATTCCTGAATCCAGCCGTAAATAAACGGCCGTTGATGGATCCGATCGCCGCCGCGGCGCGAGATCACCGCGTCAGAGATCCCCACCCGCCAGAATTTGCCTTTCCCCTCGGTGATGATGTTGTCGCGCAGATCGCCGTCGTCCACGTCGACATGCGCGCGCGCGGTGTCGCGTACGTCGAGCGCGGTTTGTTCCATCAGCGCGTACACCTTCGCGCGCACCTCATCGGTTGCCCGCTCGAGGAGATCCTTAAAGCCGGGGAGGCCTTGAAACGAAAAGGTCGGGCCAAGGGTTTTAGCCATGGGCCGGTTTCCTCGTGAGGGCGCCCCGTTGTGCGAGGTGGCGCCGATGTAAATTCATTTGGCGTTGCCGTTCGGCCTTTTGCACTTGCCACGAAGGCCCCGGCGCCGCCCGCTCGGGATCACCGTGCACCACGCGCGCGCGGTACTCCGACCAGGGCCCGAGCTTGCCGGCCATGGCTTGCGCCGCAAACGCCGCCGTATGCCACGCCGTGTATAACGCGAGTTCGTACCACCATGTTCGCAACGTCGAGGCGCCGCTCATCGCGGCGTGTAGCTCGCCGGGCGAGAGATCCCACACATCCGCCGGCCCGATCGTTAATGCGCCGAGCGCGGCGGCGCGCTCGAGGTGTCCGCGCCACCCCGTCGCCGCTTTGCGCTCGGCGGGAGAGGGTTTGCCGGCGCCGCCTCGGCCCCGTTGGGCTTGCCGCCTTTCGTGGTCGCCGCCGGCGTCTCGATATTGAACGTCAGCAAAATGCTATCGGTCATCGCGTTAAGCACCGGCACGACCCCGAGATCGTCGATCAGCCCGTTGGCGGTGTCGTTGTCCATGTCGGGATGATCGACCGCGCTTACCTTGACAAACTCGCGCACCATGCCGAGCCGGATTTTTCCCTGTTGCAGTTTTTCAAACAGGGCCATCACGTCGAGATCGAGGGTGTCCTCGAGCCGGCAGATCGCGCCGGTGCCGAGCCGGAAGCGGTACGCCGTGCCGTCGGAGCCCTTGATCTCGACCTCGGCCCGTTGTCTATTCGCCGCCACGTTGCCCCCCTTAGGCCGGCGAGCCCGTGCCCGTAAAGTCGATCGCGCCGGTGATCTGGTACGTCACATTCAGGAGAATTTTCCCGCCCACGTCTTGCCCGGTTTTCTCGACACTCGCGATGTACCCGTAGTAATCCCACCCGGTCGCGTCGGGGAAGACCTCGCGCATGACAAATTCCTCCTGCGAGTCGAGGTACGCGAGGATCGCAATGTGCGAGGCGTCGGCCGGAATGTATTGAATCGTGAACGACAAGATCCCCGAATCGATAAAGCTCGGTTTGTACTCGCGCCGCCGGCCAGGGCTTCGAAGGTGCGTAAAGTCGATCCGCTCGGTCGTGCCGCCGCCCCCGCTGATACTCGTCACCTCCGAAATTTCTTGCAGACTATCGGGCGACTCGCCGGCATTCGCGGCCATCAGCAGGTACGAGCCTTGCGCCGGCATGCCATCCGATCCGCCGGCAATCACCGGGCACCAGTAGATCGCGGGCCAGGCCGGCACGAGCCCGATCCACATTCGCCCGATCCGTACAAAAATCCCGCCCTTGAAATCCCATCGCTTCATGATGTCCTCCGTTTACGTTGTCGGGCCTTCCCCGGTTTGATGCCAAATCAAGTAATCTGCCGAATACCGAAAGTACCCTCCGTTGACATCGGTCTCGTACAAGTCGCGGTCGGTGTCGAAATCAAACGCAAAGCGCCGATACTCGGCCGGTGACACGCTTTCATCGAGGAGATCGACGTTGGCGGCCTCGAGTCGCGCCCGTAACAAATTGCCGATGGTTTGCGTGCTCGAAAACGCCGAGCTTGTGCCCTCTTTCGTCCACACGTCGAATTGATAGCGCGGCCGGGCCAAGCTCGCGCGACCGCGGAGCGACGAGGCCGGAAAATTACTGATCCGCTGCATCGTCATCGCGGGAAACGTCGGCGCTTGCGGCAATTTGATCGGGTACAGACGCGTCCCGATCTGAGCCGTGATCGCCGGGTCGGCCAGGATGTACGCGCGCACCATCGAAAACACGTCCATTAGTGCCAGGCCTCGCGTACCCAGTCGAGGGCTTGCGCCTCGCGGGCCCAGGGATCGATCCGCCCGTGAAAAAACACAATGCGCGCGCCGGCCGGCAAGCGCCCCGATCGTTTGATGTCGTTGCGATAGGAGTACACGCCGTCGGCCCGGCCCCATCGCGCCTCACCGGGCCCGAGACAATAGGAAATCCAACCTTGATCGGATCCGAAACAGCCGGCCGCCTTCGCTTTGCGTGGGGAGTCGCGCGGATCGAAGGTTTGCCACACCCGCGGCCGCGCGCCGGCGGTCAAGAGGATCATTGAGCCGTTGTAATGCGTCCCGCGGTTGGTATCCCCCCAGGCGACAAACTCCTCGGGCCGATCCCACAAGGGCACGAGGTCGCCGGTGATCACCGTGTCGAGGTCGAGCGAGACAAACCGCGGCCCGAAGGTGTCGGCCGCCTCGGGCGCAAACATCCGAAGCCGCCGGTAGCAGCTTGGATTCTGGGCCCCGTGCGGGTTGGGGATCGTGGCGAGGTGATCGCCGATCGGCACGATCTCGATCGACGGATCGATCCCGTGCGGATCGTCGGTGACGCACACCGCGCGAAAGGGCTCGGGGTAGTGCCGGCGTACCATCCGAAACAGCGTGTTGACCGTCTCGGCGCGAAACGTCGATCGATAGTTCCGGCTGATCGGCCGCCATTTCCACGTGATCACCGCGGCCGGCCTCATGGCGTCACCTCGCCGGCCTCGACCTCGAGGGTCCAGGGAAACGACAGCCGCAACGGCCGCCAGCCTTGTTGCGCCTCGCGCGCGAGGCGGCGCCGGCTCAATTCGGCGTCATTGTCGGGATCGTGTTTGCGCGTAAACCCGACCGTCGAGGCATCGGCGATCACCTCGCGCGGATAGCGGATCAAGGGCTCGTCGCGCATGATCACGCCGGCGGCCGCGGTCACGCGCGCGCGAAATTCGCCGTCCGTCCCGTAGCACCCGGAGAGCCGCTCATCGTAGCCGCCGACACGATCGAACATGTCGACCGTCATCAGCCAGGTATTCGGATGTATGTGGATTGAGCCATCCTTGCGCCGGCGCACCGTGCACGCCTCGAGGGAATACGGCCAGGGATGCGGCGCGTCGACCCGCGAGAGGCGGTACACGTGCGCATCGTCGAGTTTCTTTGACGTGAGCGCGTGCAAGGTCTCGACCGGCATCGCGTGATCCATGTCGGTCAGGAGTACCCACTCGGTCGAGGCCTTCGACATGCCGAGGTTGCGGCATGCCAGCCAATTCCATCGGATGTCGACCCCGATCCGAAACAGCCGTTGAGACGCCAGGCCGGGCACGATCGCGAAGGCCGCGCGCGCGTCCTCATCGGCCGGCGAGCCGTCATCGACCACGATCACATGCAAGCGCGCTTTGAGCGGGTCGGGATAGCTTGACCAGATCGCTTGTTGCTCGCGCAACATGCCGCGGTTGCGGTAGTAGGGCAAGACGAGGGTCAACGCGCGCCCTTTCATGCGGCCACCCATACGCCGAGGCCGGGCCCATTGGGCGCCGCCGAGTAAAAGGGATCGGGGATATGGCGATCGAGCGCGGCGTGAGCCGCGCGCATCGCGGGATCGTGACTGTGCACCGTTTCGCCAAACCCCGGTAAGGTGTCGTGACAGGCCACGATCCGCACGTGCGGAAAGGTCAGGCACCGATCTTTGAGCGCGCGCCCCTTGTCGTTTTTCGGCCCGTCGAGGAGAATCCCGATCCGCCGGTCGGTGTGCTCGGCGAGGAGCACCGGCACGATCTCGCGCGCGTCGCCCTTGCGAAACTCGACCCCGGCGAGCGGCGCGCAAAAGTTTTTGAAGTCGATCGCGATCACGGGCACGCCGGCCGCGGCCGCGAGGGTCCGCGTCGAGTTGCCGTTTTTCACGCCCGACTCGATGATCAGATCGACGGCCAATTGCTTGCACAGCGACAGAAATAAATACAGTTCGGAGAAAAACATCCCGCTCTTGACGTACGGCGTAGTCGCCACGATCGCGTCGAATTCGGGGATCGTCATGCCGTCACCCGCCGCGGGACAAAGACGAAATCGGATCCCGGCCGCTCGCACGCGAGCCGATACTCGAGGCCGGCGAGCAAGTGGCGCACCGCTTGATCGGTTTGCCCGTACTTATTGGTAAAGCCGCGTAACTCGACTTGCACGATCGGCCGGCACCGCGCGAGCGTCGCCCGCGCGCCCGCGAGCGCGTGCCACTCGTACCCCTCAACGTCGAGTTGCAAAAGGTCGCAATCGGTCAGCGCGAGGTCGTCGATCGGCACGACCGGCACCGCGTCGCCCTCGATGATCCGGTGTGAGCCGAGGCCGCGGTGATCGAGGGCGCACACCCCGGCGCGCTCGCCGACGGCGGCCGCCGACACGATCACGTTAGCGAGCACGTTTTTCTCGAGGCACGCGCGCGCGCGCGCGTCCGGTTCGAAGGTATAGACGCGCGCGAAACTTTCCGCGAGCCGGCGCGGCCAGAGGCCCACATTCCCGCCGGCTTGCACCGCGGTGCGCCGCTCGCGACAGGCCGCGATCGCCCACTCGAGCGATCCGACGTGCCGGAGGGCATGCCGCCAGGCGTCGCCGACATCATCGGGCCACCAGTACCCCGCTTGGCGGATCATGCGGCCCCCCACACGTCCGCGACCCACGGGAAGATCTCGGCGGCCTCGTGATTCTTCGGTTTTTTGCAGAAGATGAGCCGCGCCTCGGGCGGGATCGGCCCCTCGCGGATTTGCGAGATCCGCGGTGTCCACGCGAGCGGCACGCGCGCGGCGAAGGGGTATTGCTCGCCGACCCAATCTTGATCGGTCGAGAGCCGGCGCGCGACCACCGGCGCCCACTCCAAAAACAGATCATCGACCGCGCCGGCATCCCAGACCATGATCGAGCCTTGAAATTTCTGGACGAGCGCCCGCCCGTGTCGATCGCGCGCGCCCTCGAGCGGCGCCACCTCGTCGGGCACCTCGACCAGGGCATCGGTCGCGAGCACGAGCGGCCCCGGAAAATCGGCGAAGTCATCGAGCGGCCCGACGATCAGGGAATCGAGATCCATCGCGAGCATACGGCCCGTGAACCCGAGGCGCGGATCGAAGAGGCGTACTTTTGTCCAGAAGGCCCAACAATGCGGGATCCGTGCGACTTGGATCGTGCGGATCGCATCGGTGATCAGGTGCGGCCGGTCGGTGAGGCACACGAATTGAAACGGTTGCCGCGTCCAGCGTTTCGCCATGGCGTACAACCGGTGCACGTACTCGGGCGTATAGGGGTACTCGCCCTCGACAAAGACGCATGCGATCGTCAGCATCGGCACACCGCCACCCATTGCTTATCGGGCCGGATCGGAAGCTCCTCGACCACGGCAAAGCCGGCGCCCTCGAGCGCCGCGCGCCACCAGGCCACCGGGCGCAACGTGATATGCGCTTGCTCGCCCGTCGAGAGGGTTTTCGCGGTCGGCACGAGCGAGATCACGACAAACAGCACCCGCCCGGTCACCGCCTCGAGGTGCGCCAGCACCGCCGGCAAGGTCGCCGCCTCGACATGCTCGAGCACGTCGGTACAGACCACCAGATCCGCCGCCGCGGTCGGGATCCCGTCCTTGCCGGGAATCGCGGGATCGTATTCGCGCACCTCGAGGCGCCCCGGCACCGTGCGTAAGACCTCGCCGAGCGAGCCGGCCCCGCACCCGTAATCAAGCACGCTTGCGCACCGATACGCCGAGGCCAGGGCGACCACCTCGGCCGCCCACTTGCGCCCGCGTTGCCCGTAGCCCCGCGGCTCGGCGTGGAGCCGCTTTTGCTCCCACAAGTACCCCGGCGTAATCAAGGCGCCGGTCATAGGAAGGCCTCAAGCGAGCGTTTTTCGAACATCGTCGCGCGCGAGCGGCGCGAGGTGTTGATCACCCGGATCCCTTTTTTCTTGAGATCCGCGGCAAACCGCGGGAGGCACGCGAGGTGCCGGCGGTGATGTTCGCTTGGCGGCACCGGCTGAAAATGCGGGTACTCGCCGTTACACCAGCGGGCACCGCAATAGTCGAGCCCGAGGAGCACGATCTCGGTCGCGCCGAAGTGGTACGCCAGGTTGATCGCCGAGGTGCCGGCATCGAGGCCGGCGACATAGCGCGGATCCTCGCAGAGCCGATCGACAATTTTGGTGCGCCCGATGCGCGAGACCGGGCCGGGAAAGCGCGGATCCCCGCGGCCGCGCGTAATGATGTATTTGCCGGTAAACAGCGGGAGCACCGGCGCGCAAATTTCGTATGCGCGCTTGCCCGACACGAACATCACATCGGCATCGGGCCGGAGGGCGACCGCTTGCTTGATCGCGATAAAGCGCCCGCGGAGGTGCGGGATCGTCGGCCGTTGCGCGGTCACGCTTTCGCCGCCGCCAATGATGAAACACCGCTCGCCGCGCCACTCGGGCGCAATGGTGAGATCCGGCGTCCCGACATACGAGCCCGGCGTCGGGTCGGTCGAGCCGTGGGGGGGGGGCGCGGGGGACGGGCGCATACCCCCACCGAGTGGGGCGCC